GATTATCACTGCGACTTAAAAATGGTTCCCAAATTAAAGCAGTATCTGCAGCAGGTGATGCTGGTAGATCAGAAGCCATTTCCCTTCTAGTAATTGATGAGGGGGCTTTTATTGAAGAAAATCGAATCGAAGAAATTTGGGGTTCCGCACAACAAACACTTGCAACTGGTGGTAGAGCAATCATATTATCTACACCTAATGGTACAGGTAACTGGTTCCACAGAATGTGGACTAGAGCACAAGATGGTACTAGTGGATTTACACCCATTAGATTACCATGGACAGTCCATCCTGAACGAAACCAAGAGTGGAGAGATAAACAAGATGATGAGTTAGGGGATAGAATGGCTGCACAAGAATGTGATTGCGATTTTACAACTTCGGGTGATACAGTATTTCCCCCCGAAATATTAAATCTTATTGAAACTACAATGATTAAAGACCCCTTAGAAAAAAGGGGTATAAATAATAGCTTATGGGTTTGGGAATACCCTGATTATACAAGACAATATATGGTTGTAGCTGACGTAGCAAGGGGTGATTCAAAAGACTATTCAGCATTTCACATTATAGATATTGAAACTTGTACACAAGTAGCTGAATTTAAAGACCACATCCCTACAAAAGATTTTGGGCGAATATTATATAACATAGCAACTGAGTATAATAAAGCATTATTAGTAATTGAAAATGCAAATATTGGTTGGGCAGCAATTCAAGAAGTAGTTGATATGGGTTATGAAAATCTATATTATAGTCCTAAAGATGAAAAATTTGCTCGTGATGCCGAAGCATATATTGCTAAAGGATATGATTTAATTGATAAATCAAAAATGGTACCTGGATTTACAATGTCTTTACGTACTAGACCTTTAACAATTGCTAAATTAGATGCATATATTAAAGAACAAAGTATCCAAATTTATTCAAGACGTACATTAGATGAATTAAGAACCTTTGTATGGAAAAATGGTCGACCAGAAGCACAAACTGGGTACAATGACGACCTAATAATGTCCGTAGCTACCGCATGTTACGTGCGAGATACTGCACTTAAATTCGCTCAGCACGGGGTTGACTTAACCCGTGCTATGCTTGCAAATACAACCAAAGCAACTTATAATCCATTTTTTAGTTCATCACCAATTAACGACCCTAAACAAGCCTATAAAATGAAAGTAGGGGGAAAAGATGAAGATTTGTCTTGGCTTTTAGGTTGAATATTTATACACATACACAATAAACAATAAATATGGCAGATACTAGCTTATTTACAAGATTACGAAGATTATTTTCAAACGACGTTATTATAAGAAACGTAGGAGGGAAACAACTTAAAGTAATGGATGTTGATCGCATCCAAAAATATGGTAACTTAGAGTCCAATTCACTTTATGATAGATTTACTAGATTACACAGACCTGTAGGTTCATCATTACAATATAACCCAACACTTAATTATTCTTCTATGCGACTTCAGTTGTATAGTGATTATGAAGCTATGGATTATGACTCATTAATTGCCCCAGCACTTGATATTATATCCGAAGAATCAACCCTTAAAAATGAATATGGAGATGTTTTAACTATTAAATCATCTAATGAAAATGTCAAAAGAGTATTACATAACTTATTTTATGATGTATTAAATATTGAATTTAATTTACCATCATGGGTTCGTCAAATGTGCAAATATGGTGATTTTTATCTCCACTTACAGATATCTGAAAAGTTTGGTATATATAATGTATTACCTCTTTCTGTATATCAAGTAGTAAGAGAAGAGGGTATGAACCCAGAAAATCCTAATTATGTTCAGTTTATTCTAGATCCTAATGGTTTATCACAATCTACTACTTATAGTGCTAGAAGAAGCGACCAAATGAAATTAGAAAATTATGAAGTCGCTCACTTTAGATTATTATCAGATGCTAATTATCTCCCCTATGGTCGTTCATACCTTGAGCCAGCTCGTAAGGTATTTAAGCAGCTAATTTTGATGGAAGACGCAATGCTTATTCACAGAATTATGCGTGCGCCAGAAAAAAGAATTTTTTACATGAACGTAGGAGGCATTCCTCCAAATGAAGTAGATCAATTTATGCAAAAAACTGTTAACCAGATGAAAAAGACCCCATATGTGGATCAAGAAACTGGTGATTATAACTTAAAATTTAATGTCCAAAATATGACTGAGGATTTTTATATCCCAGTTAGAGGTAACGATACATCAACTAAGATCGAAACAACAAAAGGTCTCGACTATGATGGTACAACTGATATTGAATACTTAAAAAACCGAATGTTAGCTGCCCTTAAAATCCCTAAGGCATTCTTAGGATACGATGAAAACCTCGAAGGTAAGTCAACGTTAGCTGCTATGGATATTCGTTTTGCACGTACTGTTGAGCGTTTACAACGAACTATTGTATCTGAATTACATAAAATAGCTCTTGTTCATTTATATACTCAAGGATTTGAAAATTCTGATCTAGTAGATTTTGAACTAGAACTAACAGGTCCCTCAATTGTATTTGAACAAGAAAAAACCCAACTCTATACAGATAAAATTACTTTAGCTAATTCTATTACGGATAAAAAAATCCTATCTACAGACTTTATTTATAAAAATATATTTAACTTATCTGATACTGAGATAGAATTTGAAAGAAATAAAGCATTAGACGATGCTGCCCATATATTTAGACTTAACCAAATAGAAAACGAAGGTAATGACCCTATAGAATCAGGAGAGTCATATGGTACACCTCATGATCTAGCAGGTTTATATTCTACTAAAAGGGATAAACATATAAAAGATGTTCCTGATGGTTATGATGAAGAAGGACCAGGTAGACCTGCTATTAAATTAAGCCGATATGGTACTGATCAAGCAAATATGGGAAGAGATCCTTTAGGAAAAGCAGGATTAACTGCTGATGATACTCCTAATAAAACTAATGATGTTTCAACGTTTGCATTAGAGGAAAATAGTAGACTTCTTAAAAAATTATCCTTTAAACGTTTAAAAGGTAAACAGTCCCTAACTGAAGATAATAAATCTTCCCTTTTAGATGAAAAAAACATAATAGATGAGTAATCTTCAGGGTTCCTCATATATTTATATAGGAATAAAACAATTCATGCATGAAAGCTAAGCACTCCAAGTACAAAAATACTGGGATATTATTTGAACTATTAACGAGGCAAATAACCTCTGAGACTATCTCAAATAACTCACCAAAAGCTGTAAGTATCTTAAAAAAATTTTTTGGGAATAATTCTACATTATTAAAAGAATATCAGATATACCATGCTCTTATTAATAAAAGATTTGAAAAAGATGCTAGCGCTACAGTTCTCATTGAGACACTTATAAGTGCACATTCTAAATTAAATAAATCTGCATTAAGGAGAGAAAGATATAATTTAGTTAGAGAAATTAAAGATACATATAATATTGAAGACTTTTTTAAAGCAAAAATCCCTAATTATAAAATATATGCTAGTGTCTATAATCTATTAGAAAATCAAGATGCTAATCCACTTTCAATTGTAAATTCTAAAGTAGCTATTTTAGAACATATTACAAATAAAAATCTTCCAAATAAACCCAAAAAAGAAATGGTTATGGAAGAATATGAAAAATTTGATAAAGAAACTAGAGCATTAACTTACAAGATGTTAATGGAAAAGTTCAATGATAAATATTCAGGCTTAGCAGATAACCAAAGAACTTTATTGAAAGAGTACGTTTATAATGTTTCTAACAGCCCTAAGTTAAAAGCTTTCTTAAATGAAGAAATTAACAAGGTAAAAGCTGAAATAGAAACATTAGCTGAAAATACTGATCAAGTTACTAAAATTAAACTTAATGAAGTTAAAAGCTTGATTAAACCTTTATGTAAAAAGTCATCTGTACACGATGATAATGTTATTAACCTTCTTAACTATTATGAACTAGTTAACGAATTAAAACTATCATAATATGAATATTAAAGAACTTAGATCTATTATTCGTGAACTTATTACTAGCGAATTATCAGAAATGAATTCATTAGGGGCTTCAGGTGTTGGTACTACTATTAGTACTGGTGTTAGTGATGCTTATGCTACCCCATTTGCCTTTTCAAAAAATAGCAAGAAGAAAAAAACATATAGAGGACAAGGAAAATGAATAATTTAATAGTAGATATAATCCCATTAAAAGTTGATAAACTCTTAATAGAGTCATCAATCAAATCTGGTGGTCCCCTTATGGTAGAGGGTATTATCCAAAGAGCAGGTGTTAAAAACCATAATGGTCGTATCTATGAAATGGAAATCCTTGAAAGGGAAATGGAAAAATATATGGAAGGACCAATTGCTGATAATAATGCATTAGGTGAATTAGATCATCCAGATTCTTCCGTTATTAATTTAAATAACGTATCCCATAAAATCAATAAATGTTGGTGGAATGGAAATGATGTTCATGGCCAAATAGAAATTCTCCCCACACCTTCAGGAAATATTGCTAAGGCATTATTCCAAGCAGGAGTTCCTGTTGGTATTTCATCCCGTGGAATGGGTTCGGTTGAAGAAAACACAGAAGGTGTTTTAATGGTACAAGAAGATTTTGATTTACTATGTTTTGATCTAGTATCTACCCCATCTACTCCAGGTGCTACTTTAACACCTCAACAATTAAGAGAAGGTATAACATCCCCTACTCAAAATTACACTAAAGTACACAACATAATCCGTGATATTATCTGTGATAATACTGGAAAGTGTAAGTGTTAATCGTCCCCAAATAAGCCTTTAAAAAAATGGTAAATAAAAATTACCGACATTAAAGGCCACCCAGTTATCATCCAAAATCGTTCGGCATGGGTTAAATCCATATTGTTCTTACGAATTGATATTTCAAGCAAAAATGTTACTATAACACCTACTAAAAGGTAAGCACATATATTTTTAATATTTGTAATATCCTCAATAAACGTTTGGGTTAATGTTTCTAATAAATCCATACTATAAAGATACAACAGTATTTTTGGGTTTCCAAATTTCCCTTATATTTATTTGGGAGAACATACACTATCTTAATATAGTGTCCCTGGATTTTAAAACAAATCCCTATTAGAGATAATAAAATCTCTATTTCCTGTATTTTTATTTACTGGGAGCCAATTAAACAATTTAAAAAATGGCTAAAGAACTATTGAAAGAGGCTATTGCTGACGCAAAAGCCGTTAGAGAAGTTGCTTTACAAAACGCTAAAATGGCGTTGGAAGAAGCATTCGACTCTAAGATTAAAAACATGCTTTCTGCTAGACTAGCAGAAGAGTTAGAAGAAGATGTTGAACTCGAAGAAGAGTACGTTGAGGAAGAAGTTGATACCACT